GATGGCGGCCACACGGGCACGCTCACCTGCTGCGCCATCTGCACGCGCCTGGTCAATGGCGGCTTGCGCGCCTGGGGCACCGGGCACGGCGGCAGCTGTCGCGGCAACTGCCGCTTCAGTACCGGCAGCGGCAGTGGGTGCCGCACCAGGGGTAGCAGCATTGGCAGGCGCAGCCGGGGCCGCCGCCGTGGAATGGATGGCTTGTGTCATAGAAGCTCCAGAAGGTTGTGAAGACAGGCCCGGCCCTGCCGGGTAGCTGCGGGCGCGGCGGCTGGCCAGCTCAGCCACCACGGCATCGGCAGTGCCAATGCGGTCGGCCAGGTGCGCAGCCACAGCGGCCCCGCCCCGGTACACGGCTGCACGCGTGTCGCGCACAGCCTGTTCGGCCATACCCCGGTGCTGGGCCACGGCAGAAACAAACATTTGGTACAGACCTTCGATGTCGGCCTGCAGGTGGGCACGCACCGCATCGGGCAAGGGCTGGTAGGGGTTGCCGTCCACCTTGTGCTCACCGGCAAAGATGTGGCTCACGCTGATGCCCTCATTGGCCAGCGCACGGCTAAAGTCCACATGCCGCATCACCACGCCGATGGAGCCCACATAGCTGGTATTGGTCAGCACCACTTCATCGGCGGCACTGGCTGCCAGGTAGGCGGCGCTGGCGGCCATGCCGTCAGCCACGGCCACCATGGGCTTGGCGCCGCGAGCGGCGAAAATGCGCTCCGCCAGCTCAAACGCGCCAGACACCTCGCCACCCGGGCTGTCCAGCACCAGGGCAATGGCGTGCACATCGCTCTTGCCCAGCGCATCCTCCACATCAGCAGCCAGGTCGTTGTACCCAATCAACAGGCTGCTGTCGGCATCCAGCCGGGTACGGTGCACCAGCCCCCCCATGGCGCTGATCACGGCCACACCCTCGCTCACGCGGTAACCGCGCTCGGTGCGCTCCCCCTTGCGGGTGGAAAACATCTCCGCAGGCAGCGCCGCCGCAGGGCCAAGCGCTGCAGCGTCTAGCTGAAGGCTATCTGCCCCCAGCAGGCGCTGGCCCAGGCCGGCCAAAATAGCATCCAGCTTCTGCGGGTGCACCAGCAGCGGCGTGTTGAACAGCCGGCCTGCCAGGTGGGGATAGGGTTGCATCCACTGGCTCATTGCCCTGCCCCTTTGCGGTCGCGGTCGGTTCCTGCACCGTCACCATTGCGGCGGTCTTCGGCACCGTCGCCATCAACGCCCTCATCGTCTTGGTTCGCGGTGTTCACCATCCAGGTGGTAGCGCCGGGTTCAGGCAGGCCATGGTCACGGCGGCATTGGGCTTCCAGGCGCTGCTGGTGCATCACCTCTTCCCAGTCCAGGCCCTGCTCGGCGCACTCCTGCTCCAGGGTGGAAACACCAATCTCCAGCCGCAGCTTGGCGGCCGTGATTTCCTTGACCGGGTCCACCCAGCCCTTGCCGCCAAACACAAAGCGGCAGCGGGTGTAGGCATAGCGGTTGGCGTAAAAATCAGGCGCTTCAATCACGCCAGCGTTCACAGCCTCTTCCAGCCACAGCTCATAAATGGGCTTGAGCCAAGTGGTGGTCAGCCACCGGCGGCGGCCATGAAAATAGCGCCAGGCCTCCAGCAACGCAGCACGGGCGCTGCTGTAGTTCACGCGGCTGAAGTCCTTGGCAAACAGCTCGTAAGGCAGGTTCATACCCGCCGCAATGCGCCGCTCCACCGCCAGCATGAAAGCCTCAAACGCCACATTGGGGCGGCCAGGGGTAAAGCTGGTCATCTTGGCACCCACAGGCAGCGGAATCACCGCCGCGCCTTGCAGCTTGCCAATGCTTTGCGCCTGCTTGACGGACTGAGCCCACTGCCCGCGCGGATCTTCCCCAAACAATGCGCCCGCAGATTCCTGGTCCAGATCAGACTCCAGAAATGCAGCCACCAGGGAATTGGCCAAGCTGGCCTGCAGCTCGTTTTGCGCATAGCGGCCAGCCATGTGGAATTCACGCATCACCGCGCTCACAATGGGCTTGCCACGGCTTTGGCCCGTGCGCTCTTTGGCATGCAGATGCACCACGCGGCGGCGGCCCCAGGGCGTAAAGGCAGGCACCCGCTCCCAGCGGTGCAGGTCTTGCGCCTCATCGCCGCGCAGGTGCAGCGCATCGCCAGGGTGCGCACCACGAAAGTGGTATGCCACCGGCGCGCCTTCACGGTCAAATTCCACCCCGTGGCGAATGCGGGCTGCGCCCATCATGTGGGGCGGCGTTTCCAGCCGGTCAGACTCAATCACGCTGATGCGCGTGCTCCAAGGGCTATCCGGGCGGGGCAACCATTTAGGTATGGCCACCGCATCGCCGTTCACCATCTCCCCGCCCAGGGCCAGCACCGTCAGCCCCAGCAAGTCCAGCGTGCGTGCGGCGTCGCAGTCGGTCGTCTCCGCCCAGCTGCGGAAATGCGCCTCTACCTTGTTCCCCCACTCGCGGGCCTTCTCAGGGGCCCAACCCAGCAGGCGGTAATCCGGTATGGCAGACAGGCGCAGCACCGCGCCCACAATGTTGTCGCGGTGGGTTTGAATGCCGCCCGCCATCAACCCGTCATTGCGGGCCAAGTCACGGCTGCGGCTGGTCAGGGTGGGCAGCTCGGGCAGCAGATCCGCATCCGCACTGCCAGCAAAGGGCTGCCAGTCACGCAGCGCCAGGTCTGTGTGCGATGCACCTTGGTAGGCAGACATGGCCGCCCCACCCTGCGCAACAGATGCGCGGGCGCGGCTTTGGCGGTGGTTGCTGGTATTGCGGCCCATGGCTACACCATGTAGATGGGTCGGCGCGGCTGCTGGCCTGTACGGCGCTGCAGCTCGGCATTGATCTCGCCAATCTGGCGGCGCAGCTGCGTGGTGTCCGCATTGAACTGCACCGCACGGGCACCCACGCCGTCAGCACTGCTACTGGCCTGCGTGGGGCCGGTAAGGCGCGCATCCAGCGCAGCCATATAGCTGTCGCGCTTGGCTGTGAGCTGATCGGTGGTGAGGTGGCTGTAGAAACCCATGCACCAAGGTTCTCAGCACAGCCCGGACATTTACAGGGGACATATGTCACCAAATTACGTCCGCTCCTTAAAGCCTTCTCCAGAGCGTATACACACATCTAATTTGATAGCAACAGCTCATCATATCCCCCGCAAGTTTTACCTTGAGTGTCAGCTTTCGCTTACATAAGTGGATTTATTAGGTTGACGCAACGTCATTTTTATCGATTGTTGCCGCCATAAAACATGCATCAATATATGAAGCTAGAATTCTTTTTACTTCAATTATTGATTTATCATCAGAAATATTTAAATTCATTACAGATGAAAATATTGCCAAATTAGCGTGATAGTTGTTTACTAATTCGTTTTGATGAGCATTCATCCTAGAAGCCATTGCCTCAATTTGCCTAAAGAAATCAATAACTTTCTTAAGACTCAAAACTTGTAAATTGGACCTTCCATATAATATTATCTCCTCATGAATAAGAGAGTTCAAAATATTCGAATTTTTTCCTGGCCAACTGCTAATTAAATCAAAATCATGTCGTTTAATTTTTTTGTTTTTATGTACAAATGCTAGAATCAAAAACACAAGATCATGTATAACATACGTACCTTTCCATTTTTCTTTCAAAAATCCACATATCAATTCCAGCTTACCAAATAAATTCTTAATCTCTCGCAGATTTAGTTGAAAATGTTTACATGTTTTATAAATAAAAAAATGCTTACGATGTAGAGCATCATCTAATTCTCGTCCATGATTAGAAATTAAAAATTGACCCGCAGAACCATAAGTTGAATCAACTAAATTATTAAATTCAGTTGACATTGATACATTCAGAAAATCAAAATAACTCATCGATTTTACATAGTCTTCAATTGATGGTGTTGGAAGACTCAGCCTGTAGTTAAAAAATCTATCCAAATACAGCTCCGCATCAAATTCAGCACCATATATTGTTTTAATTGAGTGCTCCAGCTGCGTAATATTTGCACTGGCTACAAAACAAATTCCCTTTGAGTTAAAAATATGCTTTAAAACTTCAAGTAACCTAACTGCGTAGTCAGGCCTGCATCTATCTAATTCGTCAATGAATACAACTACAGGTTTTTTCTTGTTCAAACGTTCCGTTAGGTCGGATGCCACCCTCGATAACTCTAATTTAAATTCCTCAATAATTTTAATATTTTTACTATGTGCAATTATTTTATTCTCTATTAGCTGCAGGGCAACTGCGTTTTCAACTGTTTCATCCGCATCCTCGGCCTGCTTGTTTTTCTCCAAAATAAAATCAACAGCCTCTTCAGAGATCAAATAAGATGCTCCTTTTCTAGCCAAACCTTTGACGATTTCAGTACAAATAGGCAATATCCTCTCCTTGGCACCTCCAATCACATCTTCAGCTTTTTTAATAACTTGCTCTGATATACTCTCATCCATAGGCAATTTATCTTGCCACGATGAGATATGTGCATAAATATGGCTTATAAAGCCTATCAATGGATCATCAATAATGTCGTTTTTCCAAGCGTCAAAACGACTAACTAAATGACCATCCTTTTCTAACTGCTGTTGCCAAAGATCAATAAAAAAACTCTTACCAACACCCCAATCACCATCGATTGAAAATATTAAGGCATTGTCTTCATCATTATTAATTTGCGCAGCTCTTATGACTCCGTAGAGAAAATCTGCGTAATTTCTTCTATTAAGTTTATCATTAGCCCAAATTTCATCTATTTCTGCTGCTGAAATTTCACTCATCCGTCACCTTCAATCTAACAAGTAAGTCCGTAAAATTATGCTGTGAACCAATCTAATACACAACACCTATCATTTCACACATGGAAGTCCGCTTTCAATGCTCTGAGACAAGCTGTTCAAATACCATCATCATGACTTACTCGTATGATGCTTCCTCTTCAAGAATGAGTTCGAGGCATACCTTCCACAATTCGCCGCACATGCCTCGCACTTATGCCGTAAGTCAGCGATAGCTCACGGGTATTGAAACCATTGAAGCGCTGCCTGATTTCCTCGGCCATTTGTCTTTTCTTCAAGCCGCGCTGAGTAGCAACGTAGACATAGCCTCCACCCAACCTCTGCACATACCGCCGTACCAGCTCCTCCGTCAAATCGTCCACCCGCTCCACGCCATGGCACACCGCCGCCGCGGCCAGTTCTTCGCGCAGCACGGCAATGGGGTCTAGCTTGTTGGCGGCTGATGTAGCGGTAGTGCGAGGGGTGGAGTTGCTCATTGCTTTGACAGCTGCTTGTGCTGGTTCTGCTTGCGATTGCATTGGTTGTACTTATTGAAGGCTGATGGGGGCAAACAGCGCGTCATCCACCGGTTTGCGGGTGGGCTTGGGCGCGCCGGGCAGTGCTGACGCATCTGGCGAAGTGCTGTTGTCGGCAACAGGCATGGCCTGCGCGGCAGGAACGGGCACGGAAGGGGCTGCGGGTGCGGGGCTGAACAGATCCTGCGGCGGTTGCACGGCCTGCTCTTGCTGCTGCCAGCGCGTGTCTGTCCACTTGTGCAGGCCCAGGCACATGGCGGCGTGAAGCGAATAATTTCGACAATCGAGCACCTCATTGCGCGGGCGGCGCTTGACCCAGCGGTAGGTGTCTTTGCCGTTCACTTTGGTGAGGATGCGTTGCTCTGCAGTCAGCTGTTCATACCATTCACGGGGCAGCGCCTTGCTGGTGTGCACATAGCCTGGACCCGGCTCTGCAATGGCCAGCTGGCCCAGCAACAGGTCTTTGGCGTTGTCCACCCCCACCAGCCACAGCTTGATGCCCCGGGCAATCTTGCGGCCGCGGTGGTTCACCTCTTGCAGGCTGCTGGGGCCTACGATGGGCCGGCTGTCGTTGTTGTCGCCCTTGATGGCGCGCAGGCCGGTGATCTGGGCCTGCATGTTGCGCACCCAGTTGTAGACGGCCTGTGTTTGGTCTGATGAGTCAATGCTGACCGCAGACAGTCCCATGCTGCCGCCGTGCCAGGCCTGGGGAAAGCGCTGCTGCAGGTACTGGCCCACGGGCTCCCAATCGCCCTCATTGGCAGGGTTGCCGTGGATGACGTGGTGGGCCACCAGCCAGCTTTCCAACCCGCGGGCCCAGCCCCAGATGGAGATCTCCCACCGGTCACGCTGCACGTCCACCCCGGCGGTCAGCACCAGGGCGCCTGCGGGCACCACGCCCAGCGGGAATTCATCTGCCCGGGCCTGCAGGGCGTGTTCATCGCCGCTGTCGCCTTTCAACTCCCACACATCGCCCAGCGTTTCGTTGGTGAAGCTGGTCATGGGGCCCACGTCGCCCACCTGCATGGCGCGGTGGGCTTTCTCAAATTCATCCACGATGCTGACCCAGGTGCGCTGCGGGCTGTACGCGGCCCATACCTGCACCCCCACAGTGCGTGGGGCGCGGCAGGGCTGGCCCAGGGCGTTGCGCCACATGCGGTCTGCACCGTAGCGCGTGCCGGTTTTGCGGCACACCCAGGCGCCGGTCAGCGGCCAGCCGCCAGGCAGGTAGTCCGCCTGGGTGATGCTTTCGCGGCAGTGGGGGCAGACA